ATGCGTGTAACATTTGTGAAATTATTAATAAATTCTAGGATGGAATTTCGATCCGTATTAAAATGATATATAAGCGGATAAGTGTTGCTATTTGTATAACTGCTAAATGTGTCGAATTCTCGAATATCAGAATCAATAAACAGAATATTCGTGTACGAAGAAAAATCAATATTCGCATTACCTGGAATGGTATAAGGAATTGTTAGACTTACAGTATTTAAATGGATCTCATTAATATCCCCTGAATAGGTAGTCCCACCGGAATCGGTAGTCCCACCCGAATCGGTAGTATCTGGATTAACTATATAATCATCCATTATAATATAGTCTAATATAATATTGCCATACTAAATAAAATTGAAATCATCTCACGCGTAGACAATATAACATACTATGAATACAATGGAGACTACGAACAAGTTACATTCAAAATATCAAAAATTAACGGATCGTGAACATATTTTAAAAAAACCAGATACATATATTGGTTCTATCGAACGTACAACACATGAAGATTATGTTTACATAAATGATAAAATACTTTTAAATGAATTTCAGTATATACCTGGTCTTTACAAATTATTTGATGAAGGTATCGTAAATTGTAGAGATCATGTTATTCGTCAGGCACAAGCAGTGAAAGACGATATCGAACACGCCTGCCCGGTTACAAATATAGATATTAGTATCGATGATGATGGAACGATTCATATGACTAACGATGGTAATGGTATTGATGTGGCAGAACATCCAGAATATAAAACTTGGATTCCAGAAATGATTTTTGGACAATTACGAACATCTACGAATTACGATGAAAATAAAAAGGAAACTACGGTTGGTGGAAAGAATGGATTTGGATTCAAGTTAGTATTAATATGGTCAACCTGGGGTAAAATAGAAACAGTGGACCATGTGCGTGGGTTAAAATATATACAAGAATTTAAGAATAATTTGACGGAAGTTGGCAAACCATCCATTACAAAATGTAAAACGAAACCATATACAAGTGTCTCGTTTAAACCAGACTATCAACGACTAGGATTAACCTCTGGACTAACCGCGGATATGTTATCGTTATTCAAAAAGCGCGTATATGACATCTCAGCGGTCACAGACAAGACAGTCAAGGTAAAATTAAATGGACAAGTGGTTCCTTGTAAGAATTTCGAGCAATACATTGACCTGTATATAGGCAGTAAGGTAGACACCAAACGCGTATATGAACAAATAAACGACCGATGGGAGTATGCGATATGTATGGCCCCTAAGGAGGAATTTCAACAAGTTAGCTTTGTAAACGGGATATATACTTCAAAAGGCGGAAAACACGTAGAATATATTATGAATCAAATTATTCGTAAATTATGCGCATATATTAAACTAAAGAAAAAGATGGATGTGAAACCAACCGCAATCAAAGAACAGTTGATGTTATTCTTACGATGCGATATTGAAAATCCATCATTTAATAGTCAAACAAAGGAAGAGTTATGTACATCATCAGCTATGTTTGGTTCTACATGTACAGTAAGCGACAGTTTTATTGAGAAGATTGCCAAAATGGGTGTAATGAATGCCGCATGTGCTTTAACACAGATCAAGGAAGATAAAGTGGCGAAAAAGACAGATGGCACAAAAAGTAAAAGTATTCGTGGAATACCCAAATTAATAGATGCGAATTTTGCCGGCACAGCCAAGTCGAGTCTATGTACATTAATTTTATGTGAAGGAGATTCAGCCAAAGCAGGAATCGTATCTGGATTATCAAAAGAAGATCGAAATGTGATTGGTATTTACCCAATGAAAGGTAAAATATTCAATACCAGAGGCGAAAATCTAAAGAAAATCAATGAAAACAAAGAAATCATCGAGTTAAAACAAATATTAGGTCTGGAATCTGGAAAAAAATATACAAAAGAGACGGTAGAAAAAACGCTACGGTATAGTTCGATCTTATTTATGACAGATCAAGATTTAGATGGATCACATATAAAAGGGCTCGGCATCAATTTGTTTCAAGATCAATGGAATACATTATCTACCCTAGAAAATTTCATTGGATTTATGAATACACCAATCTTAAAGGCGAAGAAAAATGGACAAGAATTATTGTTTTACAATGATGGAGAATATAGAAAATGGAAAAATGAAACAGATACTCGCGGGTGGAGTATTAAATATTACAAGGGATTGGGTACAAGTACAAGTAAGGAATTTAAGGAGTATTTTGTAAATAAAAAAATAGTCTATTTCAGTCATGATGGTGCTTCCAGTGATAATATAATCGATATGATATTTAATAAAAAACGCTCCGAAGAAAGAAAAGAATGGTTGACTAATTATGATAGAAATAGTTATCTGGATACCAATAATAACAAGGTAAACTATACCGATTTTATCAACAAGGAGCTTATTCATTTTTCGAAATATGATTGTGAACGATCCATTCCAAACATGATGGATGGCTTAAAAATTAGTCTGCGAAAGATTTTATATAGTGCCTTTAAGAAAAATCTAACTAGTGAAATTAAAGTTGCGCAATTTAGCGGATATGTATCTGAACAATCTGGATATCATCACGGTGAAGCGAGTTTAAATGCGGCAATCGTGGGAATGGCCCAAGATTACGTAGGTAGTAATAATATAAACTTGCTCTTGCCGAATGGTCAATTTGGTACCCGTCTGCAAGGTGGAAAAGATTCGGCAAGTGAAAGATATATATTCACGCAATTAAATCCGATTACTAGATACATTTATAGAAAGGAGGATGATCCTATTCTAGAATACTTGGAAGATGACGGTACGCCAGTTGAACCAATGTATTATGTCCCCATTATTCCTATGATTTTAGTAAACGGGGGAAAGGGTATTGGTACTGGATTTAGCACAGACATATTATCATATTCGGTTGATAATTTAATTGAATATTTACAGTACAAACTTCGTCACGAAATCAATAAAGCAGATAGTATAGAATTCAGACCTTATTACAAAAATTTTATGGGTACTTGTCATGAATTGGATAAAAAAAAATATATAGTAAAAGGCAAATATCAAAAGCTGAGTGACAAACAAGTTAGAATTACAGAATTACCGGTGGGATACTGGACAGATGACTTTAAACAGCATATAGAAAATTTGATGGAAGCGGATAAGGAAAGTAAAAACAAGGCATTTATTAAAAGCTATAATGATATGAGTACAGATACCATAGTAGACGTGGAAATTACATTGACTGAACCGATTAATGAACAAGTAGAGAGTAATAATATGTATAATAATTTTGAAAAAACCATGAAATTGTATACAACATTAAGTACAACTAATATGCACTTGTTTAATGAGAATGAAAAATTAATGAAATTTAATAGTGAAAAGGAAATCATTGATAGTTATTTTCCGGTTCGTCTTGCCTATTACCAAAAAAGAAAGGATTATATGATAAATTCTATTCAGAGTGAATTAAAACTCCTTACAAACAAGTCAAGGTATATTCAAGAAACGCTTGATGGTGATATTGATTTAAGAAAAAAGAGTAAGACAGATATTTTACAGATATTACAAGATAAAAAGTATGACATGATAGAGGATGATGCTGACTATAAGTATCTGCTCAAAATGCCAATGGATAGTGTAAGTGAAGAAAATGCGGCTAAATTGATGAAAGACAGAGACGGTAAACGTCAAGAATTATTGGATGTTCAAACAAATACAATTGAAAATATGTGGTTGAACGAGCTGGAATTATTGAAACAGTATATGTATACTCCTCCAACGACCACGATAAAATCGACGACTATAAAACCAAAACGTAAATAGAGTCACGATATGTGTCCATTTACACTAGTTGTTGGAAAATATCGATTCTAGGTGAGTACATTTACCGGAGTCAAATAATGCGCTGTAATGAACCTCTGATGGCATCGTTCGGCTCGGATTATCATATATAAACTGCCAATTAAGAGTCGCTTTAGTGGCGCCATTTTTTATACACTCGTATATTTTACCTTCAAACTGCGCATACGGTCCGCGATTGATAGAAAAATTTTGTGGAAAAATGTTGATTGGTTCGTTGCCATAACCACCTAAACGATTTGCCATTATATGGCCAGCATCACAATTATCTGCGCCGTCATCTTCTAGCATGCGCGAATACTCCTGTGTACATTTAGTAGGTTCGGTACCATTATCCAATGATTCGGGTAAAACTATACCTTCAACGGTTGATACGACCGCATGACCATGATGTTCAATATAATTGTATTTTACAGTGGACCCACCATTGCCCATAACCAAGGTATTTACACCGATAACTGGACACTTTGCGTTAGTACATATACAATCACTTGTGATAGAATGTATCGAGGGTGGATATAGAATATATATCGTACCAAATACAACGGCTCGTAAGAGAGAAAACATAATTATATATAATATAGATATATTTACTATCGTTCAATGAGGGATATACTCAAATATTTGTCAAATACTCTAAATCGACTGTATAACGAACTGCCGATTGTAGGGTGGTTATACACGATTACTAACTATAGACACACCATAAATGATATAAAAATATATGCGTGTGATAACATAGTTTTATTAGATCCAATGACAGTTACTGTAAGTCATAATTCCAATCCAGTGGTCGAACAAAGATACCAAATGGCACTCGCTATACATCACATTAGAAAACAACATGATATTCGTGTACCAACTGATCCGGTATTTTTACAGATGACAATCGGATCTTACATGGCAAACAAAAAGCATTCACGGTGGGATGGAGATATCCGGCAGGCAGTTGAATTGTGGTGTATATGTCCATACGAGGCAGAATTACGATATGGTCATATTAGTAAGTGGGACACTTCCAACGTAACAAACATGAGCGAATTATTTTTTTGTGGGTATAGTAAAGAGTTCAATGATAGTATTAGCAACTGGGATGTATCAAACGTTACCAATATGAGTCAGATGTTTCTTGGTGCCGAATCATTCAATCAACCCATTGGTCAATGGAATGTATCTAAAGTTACAAATATGGAGGACATGTTCTATAGAGCCAGTTCTTTCAATCACGACATTAGCCGATGGGACATTGATATGGTGACCAACGCAAAGGACATGTTCACGAACTGTCCTATTTCTACAAAAAATAAACCTACTACTTCCAAATGATCGAGCATTTCTAAATCGATTCATCTAGAACCAACTCTTTAATTCCAGCGTTTTATTATTATAATCTGGTTTTACTGGACGATCTATCGGCGTGTACATTGTACTAACGTCATGCTTATAATTAATGTATGCTTGAGCTTCATTATATATTTGTTTAACACAGTATTCAATGACTAGGTTGTTCAAAGCTTCAATTTGTGCTCGAATGTTGTTTGGTAAATTAACAGAGCTTTGTAAAAAAATACTCCTCATAATTATTTTTAAGGTATCACAATTCTGATTACCAATTATATATTGATGATTAGAGATTTCATATATTCCAGCACGTATGCCATTTTGAATAATTTCCATATTTGCTTTGCTAAAATAAGCGCGTGATAACATAGAATCAGTAAAGTTTCCAACCATTGCGTCATGAAAAGATTCGCATTGATCATTGGTAGGTATCTTATCATATAAAGAAAATTGATTCATGGTAGGTTCTAATATATTTAGTCTGCCATTTGTGCTAGAACAATTCATTATAATAATTAAGTAGAAAAAAATTATATTCGTTTAATTTATAAATGGACACTAGTTTTCAAAGAATTGTTTTGATAACCGCTATTATTATTTTTATAATATTCATGATAATTATTGGTGTCATACTGTACAAAAATAAATATTCGGCTGTGTTTCCACCAGTTGTATCGTCTTGTCCAGATTACTGGATTGACAAGCAAAATATAAATATGAATGACCCATCAAATCCATCTGTGTATACAACGGGCAAACAGTCTTGTTTTAATATTAAAAATTTAGGAAATACATCGTGTAGTAAAGAAATGGATTTTAGCGAGAATTATTGGCAAGGTTCACTTGGTTTAGAACGAAAATATAAGTGGGCACAAGAATGTAATCTCACCTGGGATGGTATTACAAACAATCCAGCCATACTTACTAAAAATAGATAGTACAGCCACATACGTCTGGCTCTAAATAAAACAACATGAAACAAACATAAAAACAAAATGTAAAATATATTATGGATTCAATTGATATTAATAATATATTAAATCGTACTAAAATATCAGAAAATATCAAACAATTTTTAATTGAATTTGAGCAAAATAAACACGATTATACATTTAAACGTGGTATTTATATATATGGTAATCCAGGCACAGGAAAAACCGCCTTTATTGAAAAAATATTAACAGAGTTAAACTACGATATTATTAAATATGATGCCGGAGATATTCGTAATAAATCAATCGTGGACACGATCACAAAACATAATATGTCGGACAAGAATGTATTATCCATGTTTCAAAAACAAATCAAAAAGATTGCGATTGTCATGGACGAAATTGACGGTATGAATAATGGTGATAAAGGAGGTATAAATTTATTAATTAAGTTAATTCGTCCGAAAAAAACAAAAAAACAGCGATTGGAGGAAACAACGTTGAATCCAATTATATGTATCGGTAATTATCACATGGATAAAAAAATAAAGGAATTAATGAAGGTATGTAATAGTTATGAATTAAAAAATCCCTCCAGTAAAGAGATAGATACCATCGTCACTACATTAATACCCCATATCGATGCGTCTATTAAAAAAAATGTGTTGAATTACATCCAGGGAGATTTGCGGAAATTAAATGCGATTGTTGGCATTTATAATAAACATAATGTCATATTAAAAAATGAGATTATTCAAAATATTATACAGCCAAAGACGTACAACGAAGATAGTAAAAAAATTACGCAACGATTGCTCAATACTAATTTTGACTTGAATAGTCATACAAATATTATGAATGAGACGGATAGGACAATAGTGGGTTTGCTATGGCACGAAAATATTATTGATGTATTAGCCAAGTTTCCTATCGAAAAATCATACCCATTTTATAGTAAAATATTAAATAACATCTGTTTTTCGGATTATATAGACCGTATCACCTTCCAAAAACAAATTTGGCAATTTAATGAGATGAGTTCATTAATAAAAACATTTTACAGCAATAAAATGTATCATGAATCCTTCGCTAAAAAACCCAAGTTTAATCCAGCTGAAGTAAGATTTACAAAAGTGTTAACGAAATATAGTACAGAATATAACAACTATTTGTTTATTCAACATCTATGCTTTACATTATCAATGGATCAAAAAGATTTGTTTGCCATGTTTTTACATTTACGAAAAACAAAGAGTGAAGATGAAATTTTTAACCTATTAGAAACATACGAAATCAGTAAATTAGATATCAGTCGACTCTATAGATACCTAGATAAATATTCTACACACGACGATACTATCGGTGACGATGAATCCGATGATGTATCTGTTAGTAGCAGTGTGTAAATATAGTTATGTATACTTGAGATTGTATATGTGTAAATGTAACCATATTTTATGTGTAGACTGATCCACACATAAAATATTCTATAATTTTATTTCTGTTTTATTTCTGTTTTATTTCTATTTTATTTCTATTTTTATTTCTTAGCATCTACGAGGGATGATAATCGTAGTAATAATGTAGTATTCAATTTTTGTAATGAGGTAATTGTATCGTTTTGAGTCGTGATTGTTTGTTTCAAATCAGTATTTTCCTTATGAAGTTGTCCAGATACTTGATGTAACTGTTGTAAATCAGATTGTTGTTGTTTAATTAACTCAACCACTTGATCATTCGTTAACGCAATTGGCTCCTTACCATTTTGATGAATCATAATTTGCCGTCCACCTTGTGTATTCTTCGCCATATTTTCAGCATATTTTCTTCTAGTTTCTTCTATTTTTACAAGTTGTTCTAACACATCCGGTTTCATAATTGGCCTTCCCGGACTATAATTTTCTAATGATCCATCTATATTCATATAAAAGTCTTTTAAAGCAGACTCCTTGATAAAGGTATCTACGTTCTTCTCTGACAGTTTTACAAATTGTGGATGAGGATTGTCTAGCAATTTTCTTTTGTCAAATGTATTATGTTCGTGTGAAAATACTAAAATAGTTTTTGTTGGATTCAGCTGAACAAATGGAATAGTATAATTTTTTAAAAATGCCTTTTCTTCTGCTAAACAAGCTTCGTCTTCATATTTACAGTCGTCTAATAATTTTCGTTTGAATGCGAATGTACCGGCTGTCGCGTGATTCGGACCATATGGACCAAATTGATACATCTGTTTAATATGTTTAAAATAAATGTAAATCTCACTTGCGCCAGCGCATAACGCATTTGGATTTGACTGTAGTGTTTCAACCGCATGACTAACACGATCAGGCGGATAATAATCGTCGTCATCCATATATACTAATATCTCTCCCATGCTTTTCTCATGAAGCAAATTTCGTTTCTTACCTAGTGTCAGTTTGGTATCATATTTAAAATATTTAACATTCGGGTGATCACATACTAAATCCTCGATTTTATCGGTCCCATCGTCGATTATAATCCACTCCATACGATTCTTCGGATAAATCTGATGATCAAAACATTTTATCATTGCTGATATAAATGGACGACGATTAAATGTCGGTGTACATACACTTACAAACGGATAACTTGAATCGTCGTTAATAATATCTAAATTATCATCGATGGATGATGCGATATTGTTAGATACAGTTTTTGTTTTATGTTTGCCCATTGTAATTAAGAATGTAGCCTATCTTTTATACCATTTTACACCATTGAACATTATTACAGCTTTCCCTGACTTACACACAACTTATTGACCGTTTGATGGTAAATCGTTTATGGATATATATATAACAGATATAACTGCGACTATTACAGATACTATTGTCCATAAGGATGGTATATAGGGCAAGTTAATTATAATAGCACCGAGTATAAATAATAACAGCATGTAAAAAGAGTTATACTTTCTATCCATTATTTCCATTATTTTAGATGGGTTTAATAGAACGGGTAATAGGGTTAGCTTGAACATTACTTCAAAAATCTGAACAAAATGTAATATAAATAATAATATCATTGTTGGGAAAAAACAGAATATTGTTGTTAAGAACCCTTTCCACCCCTGATCTTCATTCAATATAAAACTAATTAAGTTCGCTATCCACCAAAAAGTAGAAACGACTCCTATTATGATCGGTATTACAATTGGACCAATTATAAAAGAGAGAATATCTAGCATTGATTCTGGTAATATTAAACACGTAGATTCGAAGATGTTTACCACTGACTTTATAAAGCTTCTTAACCATATGTTAGAATATTTCACCTTGTTGGATATCCAAGCATTAATAAAACAGCTTATTGTGTGATCCGATGTATTTGTATTGTATGGATATCCATAATCAAACATACTCTTTCCAAGCAGCTTCGTATATATGGAGCTTTTAGTAAAATCGATTGGAACACCGCATGCGCCACCTTCTACATTTCCAGTTTGATTTGGTGATACGTCTCTTTCAATTGAAACATCTGTATATGGTTTTTTATCAACATCTGTAGGCAAAAATTGATCTAAATCTATTCTAGTCAAATATACCAGGTTCGCGCCCATCCATCCAATTAAAATTACTGCTATTAAGCATATACCTAACCGAATCAGTGCTTTTATCACAATACTTAAGGTGCTTTGATTCTCTTCAGTTGTATCAGATATATTTTCGGGTTGTTCTTCTTGATTATCGGATGTAGACATAATATATATCTATGAAGATTTAAATCTGGATAAATACGGAATAAATAGTTTATTTTTAGGTATTTCATACATACAATATACACAGGTGTACATTGACAAAATTTAATCTGATTATACTTTATATGAGTGAAACCATCATTATTATAATATTCGCATCCTTATTTTTCTATTTACTATATAAGCAATATACATTTCAAAAGAATATATTCTTTGCCACACCAACCCAACAACCATTGAAACCGGTTGATACTATAACGCCTTCCACCGCCCTGGCTAATGTTCAAGAAGTTAGTACTGGATATACGAATCAGATCATCGAATCGTTAAAACCAAGTAACCCGCATCCCTTTAATCGTCAAGTATCAGATAATCTAGGAAATTTTCCAGAGGCTGAAATTGAACAATATGCCCCCATTACAAATGTATCTGAATATCCAAATAATTACACGTTTACCATAAAATCACATTGTCAAAACACAACCACTGGACTGTACACCGAATGCGGTATTTAGAGCAAACATGGTTTCATAATAAATATGTATTGACTAAAAGTATACATATTTATGTAACTACACATTTGAACTTCTTGGGTATTTATCGTGCATACATGAGTCCACAATTTCCACCAATAAAAGTTATCACATTATATCGTTCTTCATGAATGGTTAAATTATAATTATAGTCATATATTCGCCAATTAGGTTTATTTACTCCTATAATCAGACCCGACGATGGGTCACATATGGTATAAAATTGTGCGCTGGGATCTAATGGTGGGCTGTACGTTGTAAACTCCAACTGAATGTCTCGAAATTTGCTTAAGTTCATCGCTCCAGATGGTTGAAAGTCATATGGATCTGTATGAATTCCAAAATTATAACTATACAATCCGTCAGGCGCATTCCCAGATGTTCGGACATATTTTTCAGCATAATTATACACTCCTGCATCCAATACATTTTCCCGATATTTACCGTCTAACAATATCCCGAGAGATAGTAAAATATCCTTCTCGTTTTCAACAGAATAATCTCCAGTAATGAAATATCCAGTATGATGACTATTTGATGGATTAAAACCAGGGCCAATCCCCATACCACCCATGCCGGATAATACCAAACTACCGGATATATCGGATAATTCAACGTTATTCGGTAGATATTTATAAGGCCAATTGCTATAATTACTCCATTCATTTCGCAAATTAATATCACTACGTTGGAAGTACCACATCCACGAAGATACCATTCCCAACGTGCTATCTAATTTAACACGTTGACTACCTGTAACGTTAAAATACTTCCAATCGTATATCGATTTGAACAGATATTTTTGTTCATTCGAGGCAAATACTTTTGATTCTTCTTCTGTCAAAAAGCAGTAGGTAGCTATTAAATGAATATCCGCATTCCAATCCGTTCTTTTATCGATATATGAAGTATTATTTAATGAAATGTCTGGTGGGGGTTGTAGGAAACGGTAAAATTGCTGTAACGAATTGTTAAAATTAGGCTGAACATATGGAAACTCGTTTACCTGATCTTCTACATCTCTAATAATAATCAATTCTTGAACGGGTCGAATCGTTATATTTATCTCCAACTCATTATATTGTAATGCGACAAGTGGAAATGCCATTTTAGCAGCTAAAGTAAACCAAAAATTGATTGGTATGTATAATTTTCTGCCTCGAATAGACGGCTCAGGTCCTTGCGTGCTAGATGTATAATACGCATTTGGATAAGCGTTTACGCGTGGACGCACATTTGCCGGATCATTTAATTCGGGAATATTACCCGTCATATTATCATATAAATCCTTTTTAACATTGTTAAAATCACGTTGAACCATGGCCAACAAATAAGATCCAGAATATCGATTTAAAACTTGGCCGCCTACTGCGATCTCTACTTCTTCAATCATTTGTGTTCCAAGATTATCTATCCATTTAAATTCATATGGCGCCCAGTTTGATAAAATATCTTGAGGGGGGTAAATGGGGCTCCAAATAGTCGGTAGTTGTATTACTAAATATGTATCCATTAATAATTCCGCATAACGCTTCATTCTAAATGTAAATTTAGACGATTCTGTCATTCGTAAATTACGAAGACCATTGAAGTCAATTCTAAATTTCTGTAATCCAAAGTTCGTATATTTCTTGTATGTAGTTTTAAAAAATGTCTTTGAAGGATTTCCATTTAAATATACATTTTGATTTCCATAGGCTACAATATTTAATAGTCCGCCCGGCATATATATTTATTCTACAATATTATTTAACTTTTTATAATCGTATATATATATTTTTTGTTATTCGTGATAATTGTTTCCAACTATTTTTTTTCATAACCTAATATAAACGATGTTTAAGAATATTGTTGGAGCATTTTCAAATAACAATATAAATTTAAATAAAGGAGAGACCGTTAAATATCTAATCTACGCAATTATCATCACATTAACATTCGGTTTATTTGCTTACATCAATAATAAAATTAGATTAGACAAGGCAAACTGCGACGCACTATCTAGTATATACAAAAGCTTCCCCAAGTTATCATCATTTAACCCGAATGACGCGGCATACCAATATTTACTCCGGGATTATTATATTAAAACCGCATATAATTGTTGTTGTGGCGGACAATTTAAAAACGACTTCGTAAACATATGTGCTCTTAAAACATGTATCGCACAAGGAGCACGAGTATTAGACTTTGAGATTTATTCTTTAAACGATAAACCGGTGATTGCCACTTCTAGCGTAAAAAATAATTATCATACGAAAGGCATATATAACCAAATTAACTTTCACGAGGTGTTGGATATTATTAACAATTATGCTTTTAGCAATGGTTCATGTCCAAATCCGAACGATCCGCTTATCTTACATTTTAGAATTCAAAGTAATAACGAAAAAATATACAAAGAAATGGCCGATAATATTTATACTACAATTGGCTCACGAATATTAGATAAGGTGTATAGTTATCAGTATTCTGGTTACAATTTAGGTGCGGTCCCGATTAAAGAATTCCTTGGTAAGATTATTATTTCAGTGGACAGATCAAACCCGCTATTTGAAAATACGCCATTAAATGAATATGTAAATATAGCGTCGAATTCCATGTTTTTCAGAGCATCTAGAACGTATGATGTTAAATTTGCGCCAGATTCCAATGAAATCATAGAATACAATAAAAAGAATATGACTATCAGTATGCCAGATATAAGTGCCTATAATACAAATGTGGATGCGTCACTACATATGAAATATGGTGTTCAGTGTGTGGGTATGTGTTTTCAGAATTTCGATTCTAACATGGAGTATTATGACTTATTTTTTGATAAAGCCGGACACGCATTTGTATTAAAACCCGAATCTTTGCGGTTTGTACCAACCACTATATCCAAGCCAAAACCACAATCACCCGAAAATTCATATACTACTAGAACCATCGCGACTGACTATTATTCGATGAGCATATAATAGAGTAGACATCTACCAGTATAGTAACAGTTGTTATCGATGACGACAAAATATTATCTCCTATATTGGGCATAATATTTTCTATAACCATTATATATATGAGCGTTTGTACCAAAAAAATGTCCTTAGAAGAAACAGAAGTTTCTATATTGAGGAATGCGGTCGACACTGCCGAAAAACGCAAGGGTAGACAGACAGTCAACGATCCGGATGTAAAAAAAATAATTTCTATCCTAGAAGATTTTCTCAAGAATAAACGTTTAGTTTGTTATGGTGGCACCGCTATCAATAACATTCTTCCAGTAGAGGATCAATTCTATGATAAAAGTATCGAAATACCTGACTATGATTTTTTCTCGCCCAATGCTTTAGAGGATGCCAAAGAATTGGCTGATATATATTACCAAGCCGGATTTCAAGAGGTAGAAGCAAAATCAGGTGTACATCACGGTACGTATAAAGTATTTGTGAATTTTCTGCCGGTGGCAGATATCACATTCCTAGAAAAGTCGTTGTTTAAACGTGTTCAAACCGATTCTATCCGAATAGATGGTATTTTATATTGTCCTCCAAATTTTTTAAGAATGAACATGTATTTAGAACTATCCAGACCATATGGCGACATCAGTCGTTGGGAAAAGGTGCTTAAACGGCTCATTCTTTTAAATAAAAACTATCCGTTGTTAGGTAAACAATGCGATCCGAAAGAATTTCAACGCCAATTTGAACGTGTAGATAGTAAAGAAGAAGAGAAATTATACTATGTAGTTCGTGATTCATTTATCGATCAGGGACTGATTTTTTTTGGCGGCTACGCTAGTTTTTTATATTCAAGTTATATGCCAATGAAAATACAAAAGATTTTTCATAAAACCCCTGACTTTGATGTGTTAGCAGAAGATCCAGAACAAGCTGCTAATATGCTAAAACAAAGGTTATCTGATTTAAATTACACTGGTATTAAAATTGTAAAACATACTGGAATCGGAGAACTTATTGCTCCTCATTATGAAGTACGCGTTAAATTTAATAATATTGACGAAACGATTGCGTTTATATACAAACCATTGGCATGTCATAGCTATAATATTGTAAAGAAAGGAGGTAAAACAATCCGAGTAGCTACAATTGATACTATATTAAGTTTTTATTTTGCGTTTTACTATAGCGGACGTGAATATTATGATGAAAACCGTATATTATGTATGGCTCAATATTTGTTTGATGTCCAACAACGCAATCGATTACAACAAAAGGGATTACTAAAGAGGTTTAGTATAAATTGTTATGGTACTCAAGAAACGCTGGAAGATATGCGAAATATGAAGGCTGAGAAGTTTAAAGAGTTGAAGAATAAAAAAGGTACTCGGGAATACGATTCCTGGTTTTTGCGTTATGTTCCATTTGAAATTAGTATGGACAAAAAAGATAAAACTAATCATGTCACAGAACACACACACAAACCACGCAATATGAAAACCAAAACAGTTAGGCGCAAACCCAAGCAAAACTCGAGTCGAACAAGCAAACCAACAAAACGCAATAGACTTTTAGATATATTCAATGTCATATAACATTGATATCATGTAACCAACTATTATCTAACAATTATATGCTAATATATAGTATTACATCACGCCACAAGTGTTTAATAACCGCCATATTTTTTTTTACAAATGGCTCATGTTTCCACGCAGAAGGTAGTATATAATCGACTTGTAAACCCAATCGTAGTATGTATATCAGTACAGTATATATATATTCTCTTAAACGAAACATCACTATATCGATAAAACTCCAATCATTTACATAGCTACACATACTAGTTGGATTTTTTGTGGAAATAAAACTATGCGTATCCATCAACCCCTCAAAAATGCGAGGATATATACTTTTCTCATTTTTGATATAAAACATGTTTTTTATTTTATCCATACTTTGTAAGTTTATAAACAATATTTTTCTATCACCTTCCCTCCGTTTAAACATATATGGAAATGCGCCATCTACACAGCCATCGTGGTCCGTCATGTTTTTATCTATCATATATGGAACATACGCGGATTTTAGAACACAATCTAGCAAATCTTGTCTCGACGAATAATGTCTCTTTACAACTTGCGTACCTTTAATCGTATCAAAATATGTTAGATAATAACGTCCATTTATAATTGATAGATCATCTTCATCCACAATATCATAGAAGTTACGTTTAATTAACTCGACTAAATGCTTTATATTCTGATATTTTCGTAAATATTTAAACCCACGTCTAAGAATATTTATTGCTATATCTAGTTTATTTATCATATACACTAGACCAAGTGCTGCTCCGATACTACACCCGGATATACGCTTGACAGATAATTTGCCTTGAGATTCTAAGTGCTTCAGGTAAAATAAAGATCCTAGCATATAACAGCCATTAAATGCTCCACCGTCCAACACCAAATCTATTTCGTATGGTATATTATCAGATGGTATAGTTTCAATTAAACTACTAATAAATATTTCTAGACTCATGTGTGTATGTTATTATGGTTCCTAAATAAAAGTTTTCTAATAAAATTACACATTCCAATGAACAAAACTGTATCACAGTAAAGTTGGTTACATAGATTAGTTTTCTTCGAATATTTTGTGTGTTACAATACTATGTACTATATCTTCTAACCGATCCAATCTACTTTCACATTGTGTAAATTTTACTTCAGGTTGTAACCTATCTTCTAACATATCGAGTCTGGTATTAATGTCTCGTAATAACGTTTCGTGTTTTTCGTAGTCTATCACCATACACGTGTCGCGTTTTAGAATAGGTTGTTTCAATAGACACATGTCTCCAAACAAAATAGATTCTAAAATATTAATCCGATAATTCATTTGATGTAGTTGATTTAATTTGTCTCCAGTTGCTAAGTAACTGTTCTCTTTATCATGATTCATTTGGATATATGTTACTAAGAATTATTTTTATGCTATTTTCCATATAGCATAAAAATAATCTCGTATCACTAAATACTATGTAAATGAACTAACACTTTAGAAAACACATAGTATAATACGCCGAACAGCACGCTATTTAATATATAACCAGATAAATTAGGGTTTCCGTCGTTATTATGTAGCGATGGCAAAATTGTCAAAAACTTACTTCTGACAACTGGCAATTGAAAAATGAAATATAGCAAACCAATTATTATAGGTATCTGAAATTCATCATATAGTATTTCTAAAGAATCTCTGGAATTTTTATTGTTCATACGTCTGGCGAGAATATCTTGTTCAGTGTCGTTTGTATGTATGTAATCAGATTGTTCTTGCCGAGGTACAAAATTAGGTTGTATTTGTTCATCCGCAAAATGAACTGTAGTATTGTTTGGTATATCGCGTGATGGTAAACTAGTTGCGCCACTAGCACTAGCTTGTTGAATTCCAGTAATAAATTCATTCATTAATTTTTGATCATTAATTTCAAGAGATGTTTGTGCGGATTGCTTAGTAGAACTAACAGTATCGACATTGGGTGAATACTGTGGTTGAGAATCGCGCGTTTGTAAAACAATATTCTGAGAATCTCCCATGACCGGATTTGTCGGTAAGTCAGCTAAATTCGTAGTATCAGACATTATCTAATATACTACAAATATTGATAGAAAGTCATAATTACGCAAAATCAACGTCCTTTTTATTATTATCACATACAGTAGAACTTACTTCATATTTAAAACAATTCTCTCCGTATTTGTACGTTTTTTTCTTAATGTCGTCCATAGTAGGAGCCGTGAATGATAAACAATTACCTCCTTCGCAAGATCTTTTAAACAATGTTGCTAATCCTAAACCTAATAATATAGATATGATTACCTTTCCCGATTCGGTATGGAAAAACCGTTTTAATTCCATATACTATAACATTAGATTTGAATTGGAATAACTTCTACGTCGTTTGAACATTTGACAATGTTTTGCTTTAACTGAAAGCAATTGTTCGTCTTATCTTTAAATTGAAATAATTTTTCGTTGTCTCGTGTTGGATATACAACAACGGATTTTTGTACTGGATCCGACATGTACATATATAACAAGCCAAATATCATACTTGCTAAAAACACAGGAAGATTTATAAAAGACATGTCTATACATTATAAACCGGAAATAAAAATGATACAAAAATATCATTTTTCTTATTGATGGTAAGGTGTTATATGTATTGTTGTCATATAGCTAACATAATATGCTATGTCTAATATGTAGTATCATTACAAAATATACGATGTTACATCCTCGATATCACTCGCGCTAGGTGGTTTAGTTCGTCGTGTAGTGTTAGAGGCGTCGGTGGATGGATTTGTTCCAATAGTAAATGAAATGACCTTAGGGTCCTCTAATGATGACATCATATCGTTTGTAAGGTAGGGTTTTCGTATTAAATGATACGTTCCATCTCGGTTATCAAACTCAACCGCCTGGTATTTGTATTTAAGGTTACGGATATCTAGTAATACAGGTTGTAATTCGTTTCGGTATATAGATACTACATCTTTAATTAATTGAGAGTTGCCTGTATCATTATACTCACGAAATGATAACTTAATAATATTTAATTTATTATAAAACACAGCCATCTTTGAGGACAATTCGCGTTTATTTTCTAAATTCGTTAAGTTATTAATGTACGTGGTTTTCGTTGTACTTAAGGTTTCTAAATCTGCCATAATTTCGTCTTTCAATTTTTTAAATGTATCAATTACAACACTTTCGCTTTTAAAGTTGAATAATAAATCTAATTTCAACTTAATAATTTCCAACTTGTTTTCAATTACACCATGATCGAATACATCTATCAAATGTTCTAATGGGACATATTTACCACGATTTATTTTAATATCTAGATTACATGGTTTGTTAACATCGCCACATATTGCACTTAATATACCATTTTTATTGGAAAAAATGGTTCCTACATTTCTTTTACAACTAATACATGGTATCTTCCCTCTTTGAAAGCGTTCCTGTTTTTGTTTCATGTTCTTAAGGGTATCATCTTTAAGTATTTTATTTACCTTGGCTTGTGTTTTTGTATCATATTCGTGTTTTAGTTTATAATATTCGTTTAATGCTTCCAATAAATCCATCAAGTCTTCTATACTCTAGTGGTATATTTTTCTATTGTAGAATTGAACTTCGGGATTATTTTGCCATGTAGGTAAATCGGTTAACATAGTACTCAATTGGCTTTTTTTGTAATCTTGCATGAAACGAAGTTTACTTAAAATATATTCTTGTTGTATTCTTTTCTCTTCTGCTTGAGCTTTATAATCATTTTTTCGTTTATATTTGAAATATAATGTTAGACCAAGAATAGAAATGAATGCGAAAAATAGTCCTAAATTATACAGAAAATTGTAATATTTGGTTTTTATGATATGACATTGCTCTAATGTAGAACTTAAGAAATATTTGACGCCGGGTTCTATTAAACGAGGACGAATATTCTGAAGCGTATCCATTAAATTATACAGGTATAATTTCAAGAGAAACTATACTAAAATAGGTTGGACGACTATTTTTTTAATGTCCGCCTAATCTATATGGGAATAGGAAGTCCTACTTCGTCCATTGTGTTTTTTATAGCATTAACTTTAGTCTATTCTATTTTTAAATATAAAATAACCAGTCCACAATTCATTAAATGGGGAACTATATTATACTTTACATTACTAATAGTAAGTCAGATATCATTTAATTTGGCACTAACTAGTGATATATGTGGAAGTTCACAATCAAGTGTTGCTATATGGGCAACGCTTGGTCCGTGGATTTTTATATTTGGAACTATGTATGTATTATTGGCAATATTCCCATCATGGTTAGAGCCCTTCTCAAATACATTTGGTTATCTAATTACATATGTATCTGGTATTGATACATTTTTAAAAAGTATATTAGTTGATAAAAACCTAGCTAAATTACAAAAAAATGAAACGGCTCTTGTCTCCGCATTGGATAATGTGTATACAGATAAATCGCTGTTAATTAATTCTATGAATGAGACTAATCTCCCACAATGGTGGGAAAGTATGAAGTCAGGCGGAATTTTAAAATCGACTACAGGTGGAGTCGGTGAGAATACCTATAATGAATTACTTGGATATATAAAAATGAAAACGGGTATCTCTGAGTTTATATGGTATATGCTAACCGGCGTATTAGTATCATCTGTCAGCTACAATTATATATTAAATATGGGATGTACACAAAGTGCGAAAGAAATGGAAAAGCGTCATTCTGAATATTTAGCACAAGCAGATAAGATTGCTGCTGTCCAAAAAGAGAATAGCAAAACACAAACTGTTTATAAATCATATGAATAATGTAGACCGCACTCTCTTCATATGTAGTTTGTAAAATGTGTGTGTATCAATACAAATCTAACATGTATTGATATACACCGTTTATCGAAATTTAGGTATCGTTATGTAATACAAAACAAATAGGTAAGAAACTATTCCTAAAGTTAAACTTAATAACCATACTGGAACAATTGTTTTTCTTTTATACCCTAAACCAAACTCTCGAATGCTACCATCTGTATTATATAGGAAGCCTGGTTTAAAATAATTTATTATCGTAAATAATATCAAAAACAAAATGATAGATACACTATTAATATTTTGTCTAATAAATGAGTAGTACATTATTTATATACACAAATAATTATTTTTTAGATTTTGAAATTTATTTTATTTTATTTGTATAAAATATAGTAATGATGACTCATTCCGATGGTTTTTTCAAGAGCTCCTTTTCCCCTTTAGGACGTGAATACTGTGATTATTTCTTCTACCTCTCCGTAATTAATTTCATCCTCCTATTGTACATATTATTGTCCGCGTTATACGTCTTCTTCTTTGACAAGAAGAGAGATGGTATCTTTCAGATTATAATCGTAGCCCTTCCTACATTCATTGGTTATTTCACAAATAGACTATTGTATTCTATGTGTACCGGATCTACCCAAATGTAAACATGTAACATAGGTTATTACAAATAAGTTATATTCATATCGTAAGTTATTTGTAGATGTCCTTTATATCAGTAGATAGATATGTATGTTTGCCAATGGCTCTAATAATTTTATTAGTTTCCTTTTCATCCGTTTCTATATTTGTCATAGAATTGAACACTAACCGAGTCATGCGTGTCTGTAAGTTTTCATCTCGATCCCAGCCCTGGTTCGCATCCTGCCATTTATTTAGCGAAGTACGTTGCTTGAGAGATAATTTCTTTATTCCACGAAGAATTAGATTTAACTCGTTATCCTTCTCCCAAACGTCGTTATCTTTTACATACATGGTTTTACGTGCCGGATCAGTACAATGAATCGGTCGCTGTAAAATATCCATATTATTTAAACCGTTTACGACTAGCGTAGTAATAGTCTTAGTTAGTCCATTTTCAATCGTATTATCATATGTTTCATTTGTAATGGGAAGAGATTCTATAAAATCGGTTAAATTCATCGCATGTTTACAGTGCTCATTTAAAAACATATTAATATTAAATTGGTTGTTGTTAGTGGTATGACTAGTTATATTATTATTACTATTTGTATTTGTATTGTTTCCTTTGATATGCGGTATCAAATCTATAAAGTTTTTTTGAATTTCTTTGTTTTCCTTCAACAGCAATAGAACCAGTTCCTTGAAATCGGCTTGATTGTCATTGGACAATTCAACTAATTGTTTATGATCGCTATAATTTGTGTCTACACCGTTCGAGCAAGTATGTTTGTGACGCCATAACGAACTTCGATGATTAAATTCGCGTCCGCAGTTACACACGTGTTTACATGTGACATTTGTTTGGCATTTTTTAATGCCTGACGTTATTTTGTTACCATCGGCACCAAAAACGGTAGCATTTTGTAGCATAAATGTAGCATTTTTGTGCTTTCTAGTGAACAAGTGTTTTTCGTAGTTACTTTTCTTACTACAATGAAAGTAGCAGGGCTCGCACACAAATATTTCGGCATTTTTTGGTGCCGAAAACGTAGCATTTTGTAGCATATATATGC